CGTATACTGTATCATCCAATGGAGGCACAAGTGCATCAGCGAGTTGGTATGTAACTGGTTCTTATCCTCTTGGAACATATTTTGGTTCCAGTTCTGCTGGAACGGCCTGCTTTTTGGAATTAACATAATGAATTACGAATACATTAATATAGGGCCTGTAACTATTAATGACGGAGAATGGTTTCCTACTCCCCAAAGGCCAAAAATTAAAATTACCGATGATAATGGAAATTTTGCAGAATCGCCTATGGTATATACTAATGAAGCCATTGATTATATAAAAAGCAAAAAAGTAGTGCTTTCTGCTTATGAATCTACCACTGGACAAGGAAAGGTTCATGATGATTATCGAAATGCAAATCAAGATAAGGTATGGCGCGATGATGTTTATATGGCAGGTTCACTTTCTAGGCAAGATATTAGTATTTCTACTACCGAAGGTTCGGAAATAGTAGATAAGCTAGAGGCTGGATGGGCAGATTTTATACCAAATTATAAATTACAAAATGTAAATCTTGTATCAGAATTTATACCTTTAAGGCCGCCGTATGTAAATAATAGTATATCGTTTTATGATATGAATTTACCTACCGACGACCTTAAGGAAAAATTTGGATTTGAATATAACGAGTATTTAAATTGGTATGGATTAAAATTTGATAAGACAACTTTAGAAGTAACTATGAAGGCTGTATTACCTATGGGAGAAATGCAAAGGGCACATCCTACTATAGCAAGTAATATAGAACAATTAATTCCTGTTTATGGTAATCATTTCTTTGCAGTCATGCATAACCAAAGTAAAGAAATGAATCCCAACGTTGATGTTTATTTTCAAGTAAGTCATGAAAATGGATCACAGTGGTGTAGAGATATGGAGTTGGCCATACCTTATACTGATGAATCACTAAATTCAAAATTGTGGATTTGGGGAGCAGTATATAATACCGAAATGAAAAAAATAACACACGTTAAAGCTTATATTAGAAATTACTTGGAGGAATAATATTATGTTTTGGAGAGATAAAGAGAACACAGAAATTGATGTTGATCAATTAAGAGAGCAATTAATCATAGATGAGGGACAAGTAAATGAAATTTATAATGATCATCTTGGCTATGCTACATTTGGCATTGGACACTTGGTATTGGAAGGAGACCCAGAATATGGGTTGGCGTTGGGTACTAGTGTCTCAGAGGATAGAGTTATATCATGCTTCGCCAAAGATGTAGAAACGGTTATAAGTGATTGCAAAAAGTTACATGATGGTTGGGACGGATACCCACAAGAGGTAAAACAAATCGTTGCAAACATGATGTTTAATATGGGACTCACGCGCTTGAGCAAATTCAAACGCCATAATGCAGCGCTGCAGAGTGGTGATTGGAAGGAGGCGGCTGTAGAAGGCCGAGATTCAAGATGGTACAAGCAAGTGACAAACAGGGCAGAGAGGCTTATGTCGAGGTTAGAGACGATATAAGATTTTATCATAACAATGAAACCCAAAAATATAAGGGTTGGTATTGGTGTTACGAGAAACAAGGATATTTTCGACACTCAGACTGGTTCTTATCAATAGAAGAAATGGAGAGAAAATATGGCTAGTACACTATTACTACAAGGTTCTGAAACCGATTTAACAGCAGCTACTAATGTTGGTTTTGCTAGATGTGTTAGGATTTATAATTCTGGCGCAGCTGCACAAGTTACATTAAAAAGTGGTTCAACAGTTAAAGGTACGGTAACCTTAAAACAATATGAGTGTGTTAACCTTCAGAAAGACCCAGCAGAAACACTAGAAGGTGGTGCTGCATTTAAGGCTGTTTCTGTCGGCTTCACAAACTAATACCAATCGGGGCGTTCAGCCCCGGTTAAATCCCAAGCCAAACTTTCATTCCTTATAAATAATAGTATGAATGAAGTTTTTACTATTATTGGAGAATTAGGAGCACCTATAGCAGGCTCACTTGTAATGGGGTTCTTTATATTCCTAGTAATAAAACAAATACTTCAAGGTATTATAGACCAGATTAAAACTCTTACGATATTTTGTGAGAGTTTAGAAAATAGAGCAAGAACAATGAGTAATGAAATGGTCAAAATTGACTTACTTGTAAGTAGTGCTTTAGAATTAAGACCAGACATTGACCGCGTTGCTCGTGCAGAAAACTTTGTAGAGGACGGAAAATTGGATGTCAGAAGAGACTAGAATAAATGGTAAAGTTTGGAAAAAGATACAGGCAGGCCAAGATTGGAGTGATTCAGATACTTGGAAAGGGTTAGCCATAGTGATTATTTTTTGTGGAATATTTGGATTATGTCACTATATGGGATGGCTTGATAGTCCATATAATTGGAATAGGTAATGGAAGTTGTAGTAGAATTTAGTATAGTTGACGCAATATCTCAGTATGGATTTCCTGTTGTAATGATGGTTGGACTAGGTTATTTTATATATTATGTTTGGTGGTTTATTGGCGAGAAGATAGAGCCAGAATTAGAGAAAATGCACATTGCACTTATAAGAGTTATTGATCAAACCAGAATGCTAGATCAAGATTTAATAAGGTTACAACAAAAAGTCAATGTAGTTTTGGAATATAAAGAAAATGAAAAGAAGAAGATTAAACGAAAACCTTGAATTAAGTGCACTAATAGGTTTATTTGTCATATCAATTTTGGCAATGTCTCCTGTTAATGCAGATGAAATAAAATTTGGATTTAAAAATCCATCCTTTTCTGGTATAGGAACTGGTGCTCACTATTTAACAATTGAGAACCAAGAACATTCCAGAAAAAAGGCAATAGAAGATGCTCTAGAGGCAGCCAGAAAGGCCGCTGAAAGAGAGGCTGATAACACAACCTTGGCCAAATTTATACGTAACCTAGAAAGTAGAATATATGCTCAGATGGCAAAACAACTTGTCGAGTCTATGTTTTCAAATGATAGTGCGGTAAGATTTGGTTCATTTACACTAGAAGGATCCATAGTAACATATGAAGTGATTACTAATGATGATGGAACAGAATATATTAAAATGACTATTACGACCGAAGATGGTACTGAAACTGTCATAGAAATTCCTATAGGATCTGGTAATTTCGGACAGGATCCAGATAATGGCTAAATTATTTGCAATAATATTTTTAACAGTTTTAACCGGTTGCGCATCTGTGCCCAAATGGAGTCCTAATCCTCAAGACTGTAATGATCTTGCTGGTAAATATGATGAAGGGTTTAACAGACATGTTCAGATGGGTATACAAAAGGCAATGGCTAGAAAGTATATTTGTGTGGATGACCCACAAGCTGTAAGGTTACCTGCATATGTGGATTTATTAAATCTTCCACCTGCAAAGGAAAAACCTGTTGTTGCAGTATATGGGTTTACGGATAAAACAGGACAGAGAAAATCAGTAGATAACGTTGCGTCTTTTTCTACTGCAGTTACCCAAGGTGGTACGGAATTATTAATAGACGCTCTAAAGACTGCCGGAGGCGGTACGTGGTTTAGAGTAGTAGAAAGACAAGGGATTGACAATCTGGTTAGAGAAAGACAGATAGTAAGGTCAACCCGAATAGATGTAGCCAAGGCCGAAGGGGTCGAGGCAAAAGGAGTTGGGCCTCTCTTATTCGCTGGAATGATTATAGAGGGAGGCATTATTGGTTATGATACTAATCTTGAAACAGGTGGCCGCGGCGCACGAACACTTGGAGTAGGTTTTAGTAAAATGTATCGTAAAGATGTCGTTACTGTTTCTGTGAGAGCAGTATCAGTATTGACAGGTGAAGTATTATTGAACGTCCAGGCTAAGAAATCGGTCTTATCTTACGGCGGAGGTGGAGATGTGTTTAGGTTCATAGAACAAGGAACACAACTAATAGAATATGAGGACGGAGTGGGTAATAATGAATCTGTGACGTATGCAGTACGTGCAGCTATAGAGGCTGCTGTACTGGAATTAATTTACCAGGGTCATGACCGAAGATTCTGGAATTTAACCGAGGGCCATAGACATCCACACCAAATAGGTGAGGTGAACGAAAGGCACTCAATAAGGGAAAACGAAAATGAATAAAAAACTTTTAAGTTTAAGCTTAGTAGCTTTATTGTCGACAAATTCACTTTTCGCACAGGCCTCTGATGATAACGAGATATGGATAGAACAAAGTGGTGACACTTTAACTCTATATATTGACCAAGTAGGTTACGGTAACAAAATTGGTGCTGATAACTTTGCTAATGGTGGGTCTGATATGGTCATAACTGGAACAAGTTTAACATTTGATCTAGATATGATTGGTAATCAAAACAAAATCTTTGGACCATTAACACTTGATAATTCAAGTTTAACATTTAATTTAGCTGGTGATTCAAACCAGGTTGATTGGAATATAGGTGATTCAGGATCGAGTGATGATTCAAATTATAATTTTGATGTGGATGGTGATTTAAATACATTTGACATAGACCAAGGTTATAGTTTTAGTGCAGAAAGATTGGATGCTGATCTAGTATTATTAGGTAGTTCAAACGTATTTGATTTAGATTTTGAAGCAGATGATGTTACTTGGAATTGGGATATTACTGGTTCTTCTAATAACATTAATACTTTACAAAATGACGGATCACAATCAATGACTGTTGTATTTGATGGCGATAGTGCTGATATTGATATTAGTCAAATTTCTGGTACTTGTGCGACTGGCGCAGGAACAGGGTGCGTAACACCAAATGCAACAATTGACATGGATATTACATCAGACAATGCTACTATTCAAATCGTACAAAAAGATTCAGGCAACGACAGCTAGTCTGGTTCTTTTAATCGTCAGTGGGATTGCTCATGCTAGTGATCCCATAGGTGATATTGTTGAAAGCACTGGTATTGGCCAGATAGTAAGAAATAACGAAGAAATTTCTGTATCTGGTAATCTTATGCCTGTGCAATTAAATGATAATGCGATGACTGGTCAAGGAAGAATGTTAATTGAATTTCTTGACAACGCACAACTTGCTCTTAAAGAGCATACAGAAGTCTTAATAGATGAAGTGTATTACGATCCGGATCCTTCTTTATCAAAGATGACAATGAAATTTACCATGGGTACTGCAAGATTTGCCTCTGGTAGTTTAGGTCTTATTAATAAGGCCAACATTGATATATCAACGCCGACAGCATCTATTGCTGTAAGAGGCACAGATTTTACTACAACCGTTGATGAACTAGGACGTTCACTAATAATATTATTACCAGATATTAATGGTGATCCTTCTGGAGAAATAGTAGTAACAAATCAAGGTGGTTCTATTACCTTGAATGAGGCATATGCAGCAACTATGGTTGCAACTCTAGATTCAAGTCCAACCCAATCTGTAAAAATTAATGGT